CAGTGCCTAATCTATAACAGTCGTTAGGTATTGTGTTATCAGTGCCTGTAAATTCAAACACATTAATTTTTTCATTTAAATTTGTTATTATATCAGTGTACTCTGAAGAAGTTCCAGAAGTTTTTAATAATTTATTTAAATCATAAAAATATTGTTCAAATATTTCTTTTTGAGCTTGGTCAGCAAATAAATTAAACTCCTGTGGGGTTATATACCCACGTTGTTCTTTATTAGCTAACGCTAAAACTTTTTGGTATACTAAATCTATATCTACCATAATTTTTTTTTAATTGTTATAAGGAAATAATCTATTTAAAGTGTCTTGTCTTTTACCGCAACCACAATCTTTCCCAGTTGCTTTAGCTACAGTATCAACTACTTTTTTTATTCCAGTCGCCTTTGTTATTTTAGCTACAGTATCACCTAAACCTTTTGACTTTTTCTTTTCCATATAATTTAAATTTGTAGTTTGCAATCGCCCCGTAGAGCGACTGCATCTACAGTTAGATTAATTTAATCTTTTTTCAATATTGGAGTAAATCTCCATACCTTCATCAGTTTTAAACCAAGCGGCTAAAGCTGAATAAGGATGCTCGTCAAATGGAACGTTCATTAGTTTTCTATCGTTAGAACCCCAACTAAACGTTCTTTGATCAGAAGATAATTTTAATATTCCCATTTCGGTTGCTTTGATACCAAAATTTCTTAACTTAACATTATCATCATTTACCAACTCTAAGAACAACTCAGGATTTCTTTTAGCATATAATAACAAATCTCTTTTAAGTTCTTTAGAACTCATCTCTGATACTTTAGAACCAATTTCTACACGCATAACAGCTTCAGCCATGTCGATATCTAAGTTTCTAGCGGCGTTTAAAGCTTCTATTTCTAATTCTATATCAGCAACTTCATCTTTTGCTATTTTAATATTATCTTGTTCATGGTATTGAGTGTCTTTACCTGGGTGATACAAAGATAATAATTTTTGTAAAACTGTTTTGTTTTTAGGTACTATTAAAAACCCGTTCATAAAAGTTATATGCTCTAATCTTTGATCCCCAACCATTTCATCAACAAAACAAGTTCTTTGGTTTGACGTATATTTGAGTTCTCTTTCATAACCTTTTTCTTCGTCAAAATAATAAATATTTGTAGAAGGAATTGTTGCTGTTAATGGTTTTTTACCTCTTGACAAATAATATGTTCTGTCTTTTATTTCCCAAGTATCTTTTTTTATTTTTTCTACAACTTTTGGTTGCTCTACAACTTGTGTAACTTCTTCAGTTGATATTTCTTTTTCTATTTTTTGTTTTTTTGCCATAATATAATATATAATAAAATTAATAAAATAAAAGGCCGAGGCCGAAGCCCCGGTCTTTTAAAAATTGTTTACTTATTTAATAACATAAAGTTATTACCACCTTGAACTACTAAACATCTTTCAGATAAGTAGTTTACAGTCATTGCATCTAAATCAGAAGTAGCAGCACCAACCGAATCAGTGATCCAAGTTTTAAGTTTTCTACTTTCTGTATTAGAAGCTCTATAACGCATATGTAAGAATGGTCTCTTCATGTTTTTACCTAACATCTCATCGTAAACACTTGAAGTACCAGCTGGGATTATAACACCACGAACATCGTTATACCCTAAACCAGCTCTTAAAGCGCCATCGTTTAAGTATTTCCAATCAGATTTGTAGAAATCATAAGAACCTCTTCTAAATCCAGAGAAACCTAAATTTAATGCCATGTCTTCTGAGTTGTTAAATACTCCATAAGAAGTACCACCAGCTCCATAAGAATTCATTGAAGCTAACATATCGTCTATAGCTAGAGACACATCTCTATTAACAAACATCATGTTTTCCTCAATTGCACCTTGGGAATCAAATTTAGCTAAAATAGAGTCAAATTCAGCTAAATCAGTAGCAGAGCTAACACCAGTAATACCAGTTGAAGTATGACCATATGTAGTTATCCATTGGAATAAACCAACAGTACCAGCAGCACCAGTACCAGATGAAGCACCTGTACCAACGTTAGCAGCATCTTCAACAGTCGAACCAGCAACTGTTTCTTTAGATTCTAATAAAGTCATTTCACAGTAATCAGCGAAACGAGCCATAGTATCACCATTAGCTTTTAAATACCAGTAGTAACCATTTTGACCTTCTTCACCAGAAACCTCAACCCAACCAATAGCAGCAGCATCAGATCCAGATACTCTATAAGTATCTTTCATGATAATCATTTGGTTAGAGAAAGCTTGAAATGAAGGTTCAACAGCAGCAAACGTATTAGTTTTACCATCGATACCTAAACCATTAGTCCCTTTACCAAATTCAGATCCATAAACAAATACACTAGCACTATTAGTACCATCGTCATCAGTTTGGAATCCAGATACAGCGCCAACAGTAGCCGCTTCATATGGAAGAATTGTCATAGTTGTTTGATCAGAAGCGATAGCAGATACGTATCCTGGGATAACCACACCTTTATTATCACTTAATACAACAGTAGCACCTACTCTTACAGCGTGAGTACCAGACGAAGCTACTGTAAATACACCAGCGTCCGTAATATCACCATCGTAAGATAAATGTAATCTACCTTGTTCAGACCACACAACACGATCAGCGTGTGAAGCCTCTTCTGCACCAACTTGAGCTAAGAAACCAGAGATTGTTCTTTTACCATATCTCTCAACTTCTTTTTCCATCAAGTCAGGCAGGTATTGTTGTTCCCATCCTGTGGAACCATCAATAAAATTTATAAAGTTTGAAGTTAGAGTTGCTTTAGTTGGAGCTGCAACCGCATTCAAACTACCTCCTGCAGTAATTGCCATTTTTTAATTGTTTTAAATTATTATTTATTTTCTGTTTTTAATTTTTAACTTAAAATCATTAGCATCATCGCCTAACACCTTAAACTTTAAACCACCTGCTTCAATTTTTCCATGAGCTTGTCTTGGATTCATATCTACATTTTTAGCTTTAGCAACGCTATTTTTCATAGCATCAGCTTTTCCTTGTTCATAAAAGTGTTTTGCAACAGCATCAGCATTCATTGCTGTAAATAAAGACTTATGATAACCTTTAGCGTCTGTTAAAGCAGAGTTTTTATCCAAAAACTTTTTGGTAAAATTGCTTATATCACTTTGAGTTGTTTTAATCTCTTCAGCATTGTTTACGTTAAATCTGTATTTTTTATCACCGACGTTGTATTCAAAACCTTTGAACTTGTCGTTAAAAACTTGATTAGTTTTTTGCACAAAAATATCAGTATTTTTTTTAACTGTTTTTTCTTTAACTTCTGATTCTTTGTTATATCTATTAAAGAAATCTACGGCTTTTTGTTGTTCAGGCGTAAGCCTTGAACCAGCTTTTATTTCCTTATAGTATTTGGACTTTTGCCCGTCCAGGTGGGCTCTAGCGCTGGCAACTTGCTCTTTTAGCGCTAACTTTTTTCTTCTTATATCTATTTCTTCGTCAACTTCTTCGTCATAAGAAAACGAATCTTCCATAAGGAAGTTTATTTCTTCGTTATTTAAATGAGGTTTTGTTTGCTTGTAGTATTCGTAAAGTAGATTTTTATCATCTAATTTTGAATAATCTTGATTAAGTTTAACGTAGTCATTTAAATCACCACCAGTTTCTTCCATAAAGTCCATTAACTTTTGTATGTCTTCAGGTAATGGTTTTCCAGTAGCTTCAGCTTCTGCAACAGCTTCTTCAATTTTTTCTTCAACTTCAGCAACCTCTTCTTCGGTAGATTCTTCAGTAATTTCTTCTAATACTGGGGCCTCTTGTGTTTCTGCTTCCGGCTGTACTTCTTCTTGTTCTTGTACGGGCTCGGTATTTTCAGACTCTGCAACCACTCCGCTGTCGTCAGTTGAATCTGTTTCAATTTCTGTTGTTTCTTCTGGTTTTTCATTTTCTTCTACTGGTTTTGGTGGTTTGCTTAAATCCACTTTAATAACACTATCGTCTCCAGCGGATTCAAATTTACTCTCATCAACTGTAGCGGTTTCTTCAACCTGTTCAGTTGTTTCTTGTGTAGTTTCTTCAACTACTTGTTCTTTTTTTTCTTCCATAATATAATATAATAATAGTTAATAAATTTATCTAGGTGTAAAACCCCCTAAATCAATTCCCCCGCCTAGTATATCATTACCTGCAGACTCAAAGTTTTTAGGTGGTTTTCCACTTTTTCTTTGCTCAATCATCTCACTTTGTTGAGTTGCTTGAATTTTTGTTCTTTCATCTTTACGATCTTCTTTTTCTTTTTCTCTACTTTTCATGCCTTCAACCTCTAAACCTTTTAATTGCATGTTCATTTGAAACTCTAATTGCATTAGTTGTTTTTTGTATTCTACTTCTTGTGCCATTTTTTGAGCTTCAATTTGTGCTTTAACTTGTTCTAACTGCGCTTCGCTTTGTGTTATAGCTTGATTTTTTTGAACATCAACTTGTGCTGCAGCTTGAGCAGCTTGAGTATTAGACTGGGTTTGTGCTTGTATATTTTCAAGTTGTAACTGTCTATCTCTTTCTTGTTTCTTTTTTCTACGTATTTTTAGCATTTGATTAGCTAGTTTTACGTTTTTAATTTCTCTAAGATCAATAGCATCTTCAAGCTCTATATTCTGCTGTTGTAATGCCATTTGAATATTATTTTCTAATCTTGCTTTTTCTTCTTCATCTGGAGACAACTCTAAAAATATACCAAAATCATATAGATGTAATTCTGACATTTCTTCTAGTGTGGCAACATTATGAACGCCTATTGCTTGTATAAAAGCGTCTTTTGTTGGTGAATACTCTATAATGTCAGATATTCTAAGTGATAAACACTCCGCTGTTTCAGCTGTTAAATATAGTCCAGCTTGTAAAATATGTCTTGTTGCTGTGTTAGAGTTTGCTGCGGCTAACTTTTGTACCCCAACTAAAGCATTTTTATCTGGCATACTACCATCTCTAGCTTCGTTAAGCCCTGTCACATCACGTATCATTTGTAAGTAATAATTGTAATTAGCAATTAAAACTTGTATTTTATTACCACCAGATCCAGATGTTATTTCTTGAATTGGAACTTTACCAGGGTTAATATCACCATCGCTAGTAAATGACCTACCTATAATACTACCTGTTTGAAAAAACATATTCAAGGCTTCTTGTGGGTTGTAGTTTGTACCATTACCTAAATCTATTTCAGCCAAACCATCAGCATCTAAATAAACACCATCAGGAACCATGCGAGACATTACTTGTTGTAACTTTAAATGAGTCAATTGAATCATATCAGCAAAACCAGTTATACGCTTTACTAACGAATCAATTCTACCATCATACATTCTAGGCGCTACAATAGCGTAATTCATTTTTACTTTAGTAAAATCACTTTTAGAACGCATCATGTTTTTAGACATTTCCCATCTTAACATTTTATCAGTACCAAGAATCATAGCTCCATCATATAAGCACTCTACAGATCTCAAAAGTCTTGAATATCCACCTTCCTTATCTTCTGGTGGGTTAAAAGAATCATCTTTAAGTATAATTTTATCAGCACCAGTTGCAGTTTCTTTTATTTTGTAAACTTCATTCATGTAAGTTTTATAATTAAAATATAAAACTTGAACAGTATTAGCGTCTTCTTCTTTATAAGAATATCTAGTATTGTAATTGTTTTTATTATAACTTTTATTTTTAACTATATCTTCAAGATCTTCTTTTGATAAATGTGGAAATTGTTTTGCTAATTCATTTATCGGTATTGATTTAACCTCACCAACATAGTATATATCATCAAAATATGGAGAGTCGGTGTAAGAGTAAACTAAATTAGCAGGGTCTACGTAATCTATAACAACACCTTCTGAAGTATTAAAAGAAGTTTTAACAGCACCTATACCAAGAACTGTTAAATCATAATAAAATTGTTTTTTAATTAATTCGTATTTATTACCTTCAAATAAAACATTTAAAGCTTGTTCTTCAGCAAGTTCAACCGCTTGTTTATATGTTAACTGCATGTGTAATTCTAACTCTTCTTCAGAGTCAGGTAATGTAGCGGGATCGTTTTCAGCTAAAGATATGCCAAAAGCTTGTTTTGAAAAAGAATCAAGCTCTTTTGTTCTCATATCAGCAAGCATAGACTCCATGTATTTAGTTCTTTTACTAATACCGTGTCTATCTTGAGAATAAGCTTTAATATCATAAGTTCGTTCCGCAATACCATTAACAACTATATCTACAAATTTAGATATAATAGGTACTGGTTTCCAGTCTAAATTAAGATAGGACAAATCACCGTTTATAGATAACTCATCCTTATATTTTTGTATTGATTGTTCTCCTCTAGCGTACAATCTTAATTTATGAAAATCATTGTGATTTAACTTATATCTATTAACGTTTCTATCGTTTTTAAACCACTCTTGCTCTATAGCTTTACCTACTTTTAAACCATAATCATAGCTAAGCTTTTCAGCATCGCTTACGGTTTGACTTGGAAAATAACTTTTAATGCCAGACTCTGCCATATGTTTATTTTATTATTTGTGAATTAGTTCCAGTATTAGTATACTTAGAAATATTTATGTTTAATTTAGGTTTTTCAACCTTTGCATTTGGCGCATACAAATGTCTGTTATTAGCCATTATTGCTAAACCACTGCTTATTGTTGCATCAAACTTTGTTCTTTTATTTATATCAAATTTACTCCAATCGTTTAATAGATCGTTAAAATATAAATCACCAACTGTTCCATCTTGTTTTATACCAACATGATCTTGTATATACATTTCAATAGCTGCCGCGTGAGCTTGTTTTATATCTTCACTTGAATTTGGTATACCTCCAACTTCTTTTTCTGCTGTTGATAATTTATTCCAAACTTTATCAGGGCGATTCATACTAAAACCTCTATAACCTCTACGTCTTAAATAATATAAAAGACGAGGTTTGTTGTTCTCTGCTAGTATTGGCATACCATAAAAAACTAACGCCATTAATACATCTTCAAAGAATATTTCAGCTGTAGGTGGTCTTGATAAGTATTCTAAAAAAAAGCTATTCGCAGGAGCGTCCTCCATACTAAACTTGGTTAGGCCGTGTAATGCTCCTTTAGAACCTTCTCCATCTACAGTCCCTGATATATCATAAGAGTCACAACCAAATGCTCCCATGTGTTCATTACCAGGATATTTTATACCGTTTTTAAGTACCACTCTATTTTGTAATTGTTGGGGTGGAACCCAACTAACTTTAAATCTACCATTTTGATCTGGATAGAATATTACTTGTGAATCTTTTACTCCATTAACCCATTGAAAATTACCAGTTGTAATTCCAAGTGTTCTAGACATTTCTTCATTATAATCTATTTGCTCGTATATTTTAACAAGATTAAAAATAGAATTTTTAGTTTCATCTCTAAACGCGTGTTCTTCAGTTCTTGGAAACTGACGATAAAACTCGTTTAAAGCATCTTGATCATCTTTTAAGCCATCTACTTCGTTTTGCCAGTTATCTATTACACCTATATCTATTAATTCACCGTCTGGGGCAAACACATCGACGTCAGGAGTAGTAAAGACTGGAACTCCGTACTCGTCAATAAATCCTTCGTAGTTCCACTCCATTGGGATAAACAAAGAGTATAAACCAGATTTTGTTTGACCGTTTCTATTTCTTTTAGTGACATCTGATGCATTGTATAATTTTTTAAAGTTATCGCCTCCTTTATCCAGAGCGTTTGAAGTACTACCCATCATACACTTACCAACAATCCTACTACCTAATCTAAGACATGTTTTTGTAACACGCCAATTGTTCAAAATATTATCAGGTCTTTCCCACTTGCCACTTTCATCATGTACTAATAAAGCTAGTTTTTCACCGTCATAACTATTATCTCCAGTGTTTTTCCAATCAATAGTTGTATCTAATCCTTGTATATCTTCTAACTTTTCGTTAGCTGTTATTTTTTTTCTTGTAAACTTACTAGCTGGTACTCTATATGCTAATTCAGATTTAGGACGATCCATACCATCTTGAATCGGTTTAAAGAAAAATGGATAATTTATACTTATTGGTACAACTTTATCTGTAAACATTTTCTTTGCATCAGCACCTGTTTTAGAAAGTATCCCATATCTACTATCACTTGCGAGAGTGGCTAAATTAACTGTTTCTGCAGATGACATGAATGAAAACCCTGATCTTCTGTTTTTTAGATAACACATACCATAACATCTTTTATCTGCTTTACAAGCTTCCCAAAATATATAAAACAATCTATTTGCCTCTCTAAAATCTGGAGCTCCAACATCAATTTTACTCCATTGCAAATACATGTAATGTGTACCTGTTATATAGGTTGGTTTATTGTTATTTGTAAACCAAAAACCCTCGTCTCTTCTTCTAAATTCTTCATCTATATAATCATACCATTGTTCTTTTTGATCTTCAGGGTATGACCTCCAGTCAAATATATTTTTTAAACGTTCTAATTCTTTTGGTTGTTCAAATTTAACCCATTTATTTTTTTTATGTTTAAATATATTTTTTGGTGCTTTAGGTAGCGCTATAGCTAATCCTTGTATTTCTATTATTTCACCAATTTGACCTGTGTGAGACAAAATAATAATATCATGATCTTTATCGTAACCATACTTCCACTTTTTACCTTTATTGAGTCTACTAATAGTAGTCTTTTTTATAGGTTCAATGGTTTTAACTAAACTTTGCTCGTACATTACTTAGATCTGCCTTCTGCGAATCCTTTAAAAGTTTTTTTCTTTGTCTCTTCAGGTGTTTTGCCCTCAAGCAAGTTTTCTTCTTCTTGAATTCTGTTAAGTATTTCAAAAGCGTCAAATATAGCTAGTTTTTTAGTAGCTGCGGCGTTTTTAAGTCTATCAGCTGATACATCATCTTCAGTATTTGTAATAATTTTTTCTTCTGCTACTTTTATCAGCTCATCAACCGCTTTTCGCCCAGCTTGGATTATACTCTTCTTCGTTTCCTTGATATTCATATTTAATAGTAATAAAATTAGATAAAACTCGATATAGTCTTTCGCCATCAACGATAAACTCATATTCACTATTTGGTCTAAAACCAACTAGATCACCAATCTCAACTGTACCGTCTGAATACTTAACGATACCTTGTAAAGGTTTTTCAGATTCAATATTAAATTGATCTGTAGCTTTTAAAGGCTTTACAAAACAATAACCTTTTGGAGCTGTCCATTTTTTATTTCTTTTATATAAAAAAATTTGATCGTGATTTATAAAATAAGTGTTTTCATCAAAATAACTTCTACTATTTTTTTCAACACCTCTTATATCGTTCCATCTTCTAAAAATATTGTGATGTAATATAACTGTATCTCCTGATTTTATATCTGTATCACCAATTATAGGTGTTGATATAACAATAGCTTCTCTATTTGTAAACTCATGTCTATAAATATCAGTGTTTAATATCAATTCTGAATCACCGACTTTTTTAGTATTATTATATCTTTTTCCTTTTGGCTTTACAACAAAGTTGTAAACACTTTTCATTAGTACTCTAAATTATACTCTACAGAAACAGCCATGTTTTTATTAAAGTCTTTCCAGGGTAATACATCTTTATTTTTTTTGATATAAATAGAATATTTATCTTCTTCTTCTAATATATCACAAATAGTATGACCACCATAAACCTCTTGACCAACAGCATAGTGCATAGCGTCGTTTTTATAATCTTTACCTATACTAATCTTTCTTATTAACTTCGCCATTTTCCGGATAATTTATAGTGCCATTTTGAATATTAATATCAAAAGTACCGTATTCTTTTTCAAATTCTTTTTGAAGTAAAGTTAACTCGTCTCTTAAACCAGCAATATTATGCATCATTTCGTGCTTTCTAAGTTCTATTGATCCAATTTCTAGTTGAGATCTGTTAATACCGTTTACTGTATCTTGAACTTTTTTTAACTGTTCATCAGTTATTTTTTCTGCTTTTGGTTTTAAGTCTATTACTTTTTCTTTTTTCTTTGTTTTTGCCATAATTTTATTTAATTTAAGTTAATTTAATTTATTTTAATATTCAAATGCTAATATAATTTCTATTGGATGTATATTATATAATATATCTCCATCAACAAGAGCTGTTGCAGCTGTGGTGGTTAGCGTTACCGACGTCGTGCTGGCAACTGTCTTAATTTTTCCAATACGACTATCTGCCGCTGGCGTACCAGCTGAAGTTCCTATATGTACAGTATCATCTGCGGTGAAATGAAACGTAGTTTCCATATCAGTACCATCCATTGTTATCACCTCTGTTGAAGCGGCTTCAGCGTCTCCCGATTCGTTAATAGCGTTTATTGATCTAAAATCAAAAGCACCTTTAGCAACCGCACCCATATAAAACGTAGAATAACCTTGAACTGCTGGAGTAGTGTTTACATCAAGCGACATTTTAGGTGTTATTACTAAATCTTTTTGACCTGATAGATAAAGATTGTCGTGTTCAGTTGCAGCTGGACCATTGGTACAAACGCTTACCGCTGTATTAGCACCCATTTGTTTATAACCAGCTACAGGCATTTCAATAACACCCAATATATCTCTACTCGGTAATGGTGTTAAAACATCGTTTGCAGCGCTTAAAGCAACTCTATCATCATCAGCAAACCATATGTCAAAAGCAAATGGGTTTGCGGTTGCTGCATCATCACCTTTTGCTCTAACTATAGCTGTTGCGCTTATTAATTTAGCTGATCCCTTTGGTATCTCTACAGCGGTCCAAGGAAAAAGAACGTCGTTATTAGAAAATGCGGCTGCGTTTTGTTTACTAGCAGGTATTTCTGGTCTTATTTTTGTTGAATAATATCTTCCGTTTATCATTTTATTTTTTTACTTTTTCTAGTGATCTACCGCCAAAATAAGCACCGATCACGGTTATTAATACTAATTGAAGCAAATCAACCCATGATGATTTTACTTCAAAATTTAATGCACCTGCGTCTATAAATATTAATAGCATGGTGCATACTATTAAAAATATTAATACTAAAGGCCTAACATTTTTACTAAGCCATGAGTCTGATTTCAAATCAACTTGCCAACGAGCTGTAATATTCTTTTCTATTTCAATCTCATAATTAGCAATTAATTCTTTTATTTTTCTTTCAGCTTCTAGTTTTTCTTCGTTAGATGTGTGTAAATCATCTATAACTCCACCTACACCTTTTACTAGTTCTGCAGCTCCTCCTGAAAATATTTGTCCTAACATAATTTAATTTTTAATATCCACCACCACTTCCTCCTGTTGATGTTGTAGTACGCGGAGCACGTGTTGGTCTAGCTGCACGTTGAGGAACTGGAACTGGTTCTGGTTCAATAATATCTGTTTGCGTACGTGGAACATTATTATTAACAACTGTTTCACGTGGTTGAAATTCAGTTTGTGTACGCGCTGGTTGAATAATAATATTTTGTTGTTGAGTTTCTTGTGCTTCTGGAATTTGTCTTTCTGAAGTTGATTGATTCATTTCTGGAAGAGATACTGCTGTAGAGTGATCAATACCACCCATATACCCTACTTTTGTTCTATAAACATGAACATGGTAACCTGATAATCCATTTGCTATAGCCCAATTAGAAGCTTCTTCTCTAGTATTATATAATGGTATACCATCTATTTTTGTTATTATTCCCATGTTTATTTATTTTTTACTTTTTCAAATGCACTTATTCCAAAACAACCTAATGTTACAAAAACAAACGAGTTGTATATAGTGTCATTAATTAATAAGTATGCGTCATCTCCAGAGTATATAAAACTTGTAGTAAGATCTGCAACAGCAAACAATACCATAATAGCAAAAGATATAAATCCAATTACGTTTTTTTCGTTAATATCGTTTTTATCTTGAAATAATTTCCACATAATTACACTATTGTTTCATTACCATTATTAGCATCATCTTCCCACGGAAAATCATGATCACCGGCCTCTTTCCATTTACCATCAACTTTAATCATATCTTTTCCATTTATTGTTTTTCTTAAAAACACCTCACCATTATACGTTACACTATCATCATCATAAGCTAATTTACCAAGTTTCATATCTGTAGCGTGTCTCATTTCGTGATTTATAACTTGCTTGTCTTCATCGCTACCAGGTGTTATATTGTTATTAACATATATACTACCATCCATATTAGCTTCACCCATAACTCCTTTTGCTAATGGTACTCTAATAACAGGTGTACCAGGTACAGAGCCTACATCCCCAGCTTGTTTACCAAAACGCATTTTTGTTTTGATTATACCGCCAGACGCATAGTTACCTCTTTGTTTACCTAGTTTAAATCCCATTATCTGTCTTTATCTTTAATCATATCATCTATAGCTTTATTGTAAACTTTATCTGTATATGATTTATTTTTATAAAATACACTTCGCTCTGAAGTGGGTAAGTCTTCCTCACCTAATAGAATACGATATATTCTACTAATCATTTGAGAGCATTTCCACGAGGTTTTAAATACAGAGTACATTATAGTTGTTCTATTACGATGTCTCCATACATCTATCCAACCTTCATCTCTTAATCTCTCCCATCTTGCTTTATCCCACGAGTACGTGTAAACTCCGTTGATAAAATCGTTTCGTGTAAATCTTCCTTTACAATCTAAATAAATTAATAATTCTAAATCTGCATCTTTTAACCCGTAAGTTTTACAGACCCACTTTCTAGTGAGCCTGTAATACTTAAGGATATTTAATTCACGCAAATCCTGCGCTGTTAATCTCATTTAAGATTAGTCAGCATTTTCTACATGAAGTACAGTTGATCCAGTAACACCAACAATATCAGTTGTTGGATCTGCAGATGGTTTGTCAGCGTAGCCATCATAAAGAGTAATGAAACCACCGTTTTTTCCTCCATGTGGATGACCTTGCATTGCAGCAACAAGATTTCTCATTACAGCTTTTTGACCATACTGAGCACAAGCTAAAACAACAACGTCAACGTTATCACCTTGAGCATCATCAGCATCACCACCAGCACCTGTAGAAGCTTTAGGAGTAAAGAACAAAGACACCGCGTCATCATCATCAGTTACAGCGCCTTTTTGATCTGAAGTACCAGAGCACATTCCTCTAAAAGCACTTACAGGATATACTGTTGATCCAGTAACTTCGTCGTCTTCAGTAGCTGTAGCGCCACCAGTTCTTACATAAAAATACTTTTCCATTTTTGTAATTTTTTTTTGTTAATAATTAGGTTAATTGTCTATTGTTTAGGGTTTAAGGTTCAAGGCTCAGGGTCTAGGCTTAATCTACTAGAACAACGTCACCATCACGAATAACTCTATAAAGAGTATCTTTCCATGATATGTCGTGTCCAGCATGTTTATCGTAATATATCGTGTCACTATCTTTTAAACCTTCTACAAGATTTCCACACGATATTATTTTTGCTTTTACATAACGATTATCTACGTCTGTGTCATCCGTTACTATAAGACCAGCAACCTTTTTAGGTTCTGTCTTTATATTTTTTACTACTATATATCTATTGATTGCTTTCATTCATTCTCATATTTGAAATTACACAATCTGCAGATACTATAGTAGTCACAACACTTACTGCATTTTTAAGTGCTGACTTGGTAACAAGTACTGGATCTATAATACCAGATTTAATCATATCAACTGATTCACCAGTTACAACATCTACACCTAAACCTTTAGTAGGTCTTGGTCCAACTTGTTCTAGACCAGCGTTTGCTAATATAGTATGGAAAGGAGCTGTAATAGCTTTAAGTAGTATCTCTTCACCTACCGCGTCAGCGGTGATTTCCTGTGAAGCGTTTAGTAGCGCAATACCGCCACCTGGTACAATACCTTCTTTCAAAGCCGCTTTTGTAGCATAAATAGCATCTTCAACTCTATCTTTCTTTTCTTTCATTTCAACTTTAGAGTTAGCGCCTACTTTTACCATACCAACACTACCTGATAACATAGCTAATCTTTGTTGGTGTTTTTTCTTTAAAAAAGGATTTTTATCTTCTTTATCTATTAACTTCTGTATACTCTTAATCCTTTCTTTTAATTCATCACCTGGCGCTTCTATAGTTAATACAGTGTTTTTGTCATTGGTTATTGATGTATAAACTTCACCTAAACAATCTACGTCTATCAAATCAAGATCATCACCTAAATTTTCATTTATTATAGTTGCACCAACTAAAAAAGCCAAATCTTCACATGTATCTTCTTTAGTAGGACCAAAGCCCGGTAAATCAATTATATTAACTTTAATATTACCTTTTACTTTATTCATAAGAAGAGCAGCTTTAACTTGTTGATCAACTGGAGCTACTATAAGTAAAGAACGCTTATTCTTAATTACATGTTCTAATACCTTTTGTATTCTTCTTATGTTTGGAATTTCCGATCCAACAATCAATACTAATGGATTATCAAGCTCGCATATTTGCTTGTCCTTATCAGTAACAAAATGTGGTGATGTGAGTCCTGAGTCTATTTGTACACCATCTACGACTTCAACATATGTCTCTTCAGTTGGTGACTCTTCCATTAACACCACACCATCTTTACCTACTTTAGTATAAGCTTCTGCTATAATCTCACCTAGCTCCGCATCATTATTGCAACTTATTGAGCTAACAGATTCCAGCATATCGCCCTCGATCTTGACAGAAATCTTATCTAGGTAATCATTTACCTTTTTAAGACCGGATTTAATACCGTCTTTTATTTCTCTAATAGTAGCATCACTACTATTTACTTCTTTTAATAGAGATTCAGCAAGGACGGTAGCTGTAGTTGTACCGTCACCTGCTTCTCTCACTGTATTTCTAGCAGCTTCTTTAATAAGGGTTGCACCCATATTTTCAACCGGATCAAATAAGACAACTGATTCGGCTACAGTTACCCCGTCTTTTGTTATTACCGGTTTACCCATTGCATCCTCGTATATTACACACTTTCCAGACGCTCCTAGGGTTGATTTTACTGCTCTTGCTAGCTTTTTAACACCAGCAACTACTCTTTTGTCAGCTAAATCGCCAAAGTTTATGTCTTTGACAATCTCGCTAGGCTGATTGTATTCCATATTTGATTAAATTTAATTAAATTGTACTTCTATTCAAATGTTTTCACTACTTTTGGGCCTTTTGTAGCCTCTAATTTTTTTGAGAAATGGTCAACGCTGCCATCAATTGCTGCTTCAGCGCCTTCTATGGTTTCTCTACGTGTTACATCATGCCAATTTTTATCATTTTCTGGATCATTTACCTCGGTTTGGTAAAAACCGTTAGGTAATTGTGTGATTCTCCAGTTCTTTTTATCAGCTAAATGTTGCCACTGGTTAATAGTTTTTTCATTCGGTTTAGTATTGCTAGTTAATGTACTAGTCTTGTAGTATAAATAAGTCATTTTGGTTTGTTTTTGGTTAATATTGACTTGGTCTAGGGTCTTTCCCTATTCTTTTTTAGTTCCTTTACCATCATTTCCTCTATTTGCCTTCACACTCTTAAACTTTCTATCCTTATGATCGTAATCTTTACCTTTTATATTTTTACCGGCTTTCTTAGCAGCACGTCTTTTACGCTGATTCTCTGCTTTTTTCTTACGTCTATCCGCTGTCATCGCTGCTTTCTTATCGCGAATAGCTTTTTGTCGCTTAGCGGTTGGTGTAAGATTTTGTTTTGCCATAACTCTATTATTACATAGTAAAGAAGTAATTTACAAGTATTATATATATTGGAGTAAAGTGTTGCCCCCCCTCCCCCGGGCCCCCATGCCCAAACAGAAACGCATTGCATTTAGCCCACGGGCCCCTACGCACAGCATTTCGCTGTAATGTTTTTGCGTTTTACTACTACATTGCTACGCAGTACACAAGCTAGTTGCGGACAGCAAACGAAGTGTGTATAGCATTTTGCACAATCTAGTTACGACTGTCGTTAGATAATATAAATAAACGAATATGAAAAGAATAATAGAAAATAACATTGCGGA